AAATTCAAGACCAAATACGCCGGGCGGTGGTTCGGATGCATCATTTTATTCAGGCGGCACTAATAAAATGGTTTTGCGTGATTGTGAAGCGGGTGGATCGTTTTATGATCGTTCAGAAGAAGCTTCTTCTTCAATAGTGACTGAAGGCTCTTTTATTGCCGGTGCATATCAGGATAATCTTTAATGACTTCAAAATTCACCCGTGATCTTGACCGAGCGTATAAAGAAAAAGTTCTAGGAACTTTAGACGCAGCCGTTCGGACGGTTGCGTTTATCGTTGACGATGAGTTGATCAAGACTACACCCGTTGATTTTGGGCGCGCGCGGGCTAATTGGTTGCCGTCGTTAAATGTTCCCGATGCAACAATTATACCGCCGCCACTCAAAGGTGAAACGATTGAACGTAAAGCAAACCTTGAAACAGCTATTGCTGCTTACACTTTGGCGGACACTATTTTAATTTCGAACAATTTACCGTATATTAAAGCATTGAATGACGGAAGTTCGGAACAAGCGCCTGCGGGTTTCGTTGATGCTGCGTTAGCTAAAGGAAAAAGGGCGTTATCATGAATTCAAACGATGCCGAAGTTGAAGCAAAAAAATGGTTTAAAGATCAATCTTTCATTGCCGATGCTAATATTGCGTGGCCTGATCAAGAATTTACTATACCTGATGCCGATAACTGGGTAAGATTTAACTATGAAGAAAATGATGGTCGTCAAGCTTCAATAGGAAGCCCCGGCTCAAATCGTTTTCGACAATTCGGGATTGTGACCATTCAGGTTTTTCAACCCCAAGGCCAAGGGTCTAAAGGAGCAAGAACGATATCATCCGCGATTGCGACGGCGTTAAAAGGTGCTGTAACCAGCAACGATATTCATTTTTTCAATGTTTTTGACCGTCCAATTGGTAACGACACAAAAGGCTATTATCAAAGAAACGTTATTGCTTCATTTTATTACGACGAAATAACATAGAAAAGGAACATTACCCATGGTCGATAGCTCACAAACCCGATTAGCTTCAATTGCCGAAGTCACATACGGAACTACACCCTCCAGCCCTACTTTTTTAGAACAACGCTTCACATCCGAAGGGTTAAACGCAAATATCGAAAACGTGGTTTCAAATGAAATCCGCGCAGACCGGAACGTTTCCGATCTTGTTCAAGTCGGGTCAAGTGCCGGCGGCCCAGTTGCTTTTGAATTATCTTATGGATCGTTTGAAGATTGGCTGGAAAGTCTCATGTTCAGCACGTGGTCTTCCAACGTTTTGAAAAACGGGAATACTCAAAAATCATTCACACTCGAAAAGACTTTTGAAGGTGGCGCAACTGATCAATATCACCGCTTCACGGGTGCAGTTGCCGACACTATGACGCTTTCCATACAGTCTCAGCAAATTGTAACTGGTTCTTTTGGTTTTCTCGCTAAAGAAGCAGTTATATCACAGACAGCCATCGCGAGTTCATCTTATACAGGTGTTAATGCAAACCCTGTCATTAATGCTGCGGCGAATTTTGCTTCTTTAGCAATTACAGGCGTTACGGGCCCTGAATTAACACAACTGAACCTTAATGTGCGAAACAACCTCAGACAACAACAGGTGGTCGGATCGGTTAGCCCGCGCGGTGTCGGTGCAGGACGTTTTGAAGTTGATGGTGATTTTATTGCATATTTTGAAAATGAAGAACTTTACGATTTATTCATTGCGGGAACAGGGGCCGATCTATCGTTTATATTAGGTGGAGCATCTACGAAAAAATATCAATTCGATATAGCAAACCTCAAATTCGAAACAGGCGAAGTTACAACCGGCGGGAATGATCAAGACATGTTCGTGAATATGTCTTTTAGGGGTCTTTATGACGGTACAGATAACACACTTGAAATTACGCGAACACCTTAACCCAATCAGGTGTTCGTAGTTAAACTTTCCGTGGAATAGGCGGGGTGGCTTGTGATTGGGTGCCGCTTCGTCTATTCCGCACCCAATCACAAGGAACTAAACCAATGACTAAAACAAAAGAAACACAAAGCGCGCATGACTTTTTCAAAACCAGTGAAAACCTTGAAGGCGGTGAAGGTGTGGTGATCGACTATCCCGGCTTCGCGGTTACAATTAATCGCGCTGGTGGGACAAATAAGAATTTCAAAAAGGTTGTTGAACGTCTCATGAAACCTTATCAGCAACGCGCTTCGCGTGGTTTGTTGGAAAACGAAACTGCCGAACGGGTGTTGATGGAAGCATACGCCGAAGCCGTTGTAATTGGTTGGTCAGGTAACATCGGGCCGAACGGTAAAAAAGCAGTTTATTCTATTGAAAATTGCATTAAGGTTTTTGAAGAGTTACCCGATCTTTATGAAGCTATTAAAATTGAAGCGAATAGTATTTCATTGTTTCGTGAAGAGGTTGAAGAGCTAGAGGAAAAAAACTAACCAACGTCCTTTCATGGTGGCTGGAGTGGGGCGGTAAATTGAACGATTTAACGGCTGTTTTAGCCGGAGGGAAAGTACCAAAAACCCTTGAAAATCGCCCACTCTTGCTTTCCGGTCTGGACATATATTTTGACGCATATAATGAATTATCTTATGACCGCCCAATAGGCCTTGACGGCGCGGGCTGTATACCGTGGTCGTCCATTATAAAATGGTGTGAATTACACGGGTTTTCTGATATAAATGATATAGGGACATGCATTAGATACATTCGCGCAATGGAACGAAAAGAAGCTGAATTAGCAGATTAAAAGGGAACCTAGAATATGACGTCGGACGCTGAAATTGTCGTAGGGGTTCGCGGTCAGGTCGGCGGCGGTGGCAAGCGTGTAAAACGTGAGCTGGACGACATAGCTAAGAGTGGTGACCGCGCAACGAATGTCATGGGTCAACTTAAAAATGCCTTGGGTGCGCTTGCAATTGGTCAGGTGCTGCGGTCTTCAACACAACAAGCTTTAAGTTTTTCCAATGCTTTAGTTGAAGTCTCAACATTGCTTGATGATACGACCGGAGAAATGCAGAAACTTACGAAAGCGGCAAAAGAGCAGGCGCTTGAATTTGGATCAAACCCAGCAGAACAAGCAAAAGCCTTTTATCAGATTATATCAGCGGGGGCTTCAAACGCCGCCGAAGCAACCGTAATTTTGACCGCCGCAAATAAACTTGCCGTTGGTGGTGTAACCGATATAACAACGGCTGCGGACGGTTTAACAACGGTCTTGAATGCTTATGGTGATGAAGTCGAAAGTGCAACAGCGGTGAGTGATGCCATGTTTGTAGCGATGCGCGCTGGTAAAACCACAATTGGTGAACTATCGTCTGGGATCGGTAAAGTTGCACCGCTTGCGGTTTCTGCGGGGGTTGCTTTTGATGAGTTGCTGTCATCTGTTTCGGCGTTGACGAAAGGTGGTATTTCAACACAGGAAAGTATTACAGGGGTTCGGGCAATTCTTGCAGCGGTGGTTAAACCGACAACCGAAGCCGCTAAATTAGCCAATGAACTTGGTATTGAATTTTCAGCAACAGCGCTTAAAGCTAAAGGGTTTTCAGAGTTTCTAAAAGATCTAGTGGATAAAACTGGCGGAAGTACTGATCAACTAGCAAAATTATTCGGCGGTGTTGAAGCACTTGTGCCTATTCTAGCGTTGTCGGGCAAGGCGGGTGAAGACTTTAATAAAATATTAGCTGATATGGGTGATAAAGCCGGATCAACAGAAACGGCGATGAACAAGATTGCTGAAAGCCCCGGGTTTAAACTTGACCGAGCTATGGCGGCTATTCGCATAAAAGCTATCGAATTAGGTGACGCAATGATCACCGTCCTAACTCCGGCAACCATCACGCTGGTTGAAAACATGGACGGTTTACGCCGCATCATGACCATTATAGCAATTACGACATTGCCTTTGATGATTGTAGGCATTGGAACAAAACTTGTAGGCGCAGTGACGGCTTTAACTACTGTCATGGCGTTAAACCCTCTTTTCGCAGCAGGGTTGCTTTTGACGGCCTCTATTGCTGCAATTATCACATTCAGTGATAAAATAAAAGTAACCGAAGACGGTGTAACATCTTTACGCGATGTCTTCGGGGTTTTATGGTCGGATATTTCAAGAGGTGTTGCAGGTGCTCTTCAAGACGTTAAAAACTTTTTTGAACCTATATTGCGGTTTCTTGATCGTTTAGGTGAACACCCTATGATGAACCGTTTCGGGACAAATGTTAAAAGTGCAATCGGTAATACAAATTATGCACAAAGTGTCATAGGTCGATCACAAGAAAATTCCGGCGCGCGTAATACGGCGTTGTCGGATTCTTTACGCTCTCAACGTAAATTTAACGATGAAACAATGCGTAACGCACTTGGCGGCGGTGCTGATAATTTTAATGATATTTTCGGTTTATCAGGAACACCCGTAAACGAAAACAAAAGTGTATCAACCTCCTCAAGTGTGAACAATGTAGGCGGTGCGAGTGATGCACAAAAAGAAATTGACGTTGTGACCGACGCTTTGAAATTTCAAATTGTCCAATTAAACCGAACAAATATTGAGCAAGAAATCTACAATAATTTACGATCTGCGGGGACAGAACTTGATACGGTCGGCGGTCAGGAAATAGCAGAATTAACACGTCTGCACGCTGCAAATTCTAACGAACTTCAACGTCAAACACAGGTTGTCGATAGTTTAGCAAATGTGACAACAGGGTTCTTTAAGAACGGTATGCAAGGGGCCGACGGATTCAAAGGCGCGTTGAAAGGTGTCGTCGGTCAACTTGCCGACATGGTGTTACAAATGCAAGTGATTGAGCCACTCAAAAATAGTTTGACTGGAGGCAGTTCGGGCGGCGGTGGTGGTGGTATCTTTGGTACAATTTTAAGCGGCATTGCTGGTGCGTTTGGCGGCGGCGGTGCTTCCGCTGGTGCTTCTACGGCTGCTGCGCGTGGTGCGGCTAATCCTGCATTGTTCGGCCCCGGATTCGCCAATGAAGGTTCAATCACCATCGGCGGCAATCAAGGAGTTGACAAAAATCAATTAAGTTTGAATGATCGCCCCATTGCTCGCGTATCGCAGGGTGAAGTTATTGGTATTTCGAAAAAGAAACCAAATGGTCAAAGCGGTGGTGGAACCACAGTTGTTCAAACGTTCCATCTCTCGACTGGTGTCGTTGAAACCGTCCGATCTGAAATGCTTGCTATTTTACCGGAATTCAAAAAGAACACAGAAGCCGCTGTTCGTGACGCAGCATTGAGAAAAGCATAATAAATGACCATAACTTATCCTATAGCGATACCTACAACTTTTGGGGCTTCCGAACTCACTATTGATTTAGTTCGAGCCGTGGCGGTATCTGAAAGCCCGTTCAGCTTTGCGCAGCAGGTTCAAGAACACCCCGGTGAAGCGTGGGAAGTCACTTTTTCATTATCGCTTTTAAATCGTGAACAAGCTGCGGAATATGACGCTTTCATACTAAAACTTGCAGGGCGCGCAGGTTCTTTCACGATGGCTATTCCCGGACATGAAACGGCGCGCGGTATCGCTACCGGAACCCCAGTTGTGAAAGGAGCATCACAAACCGGCAGGGCTTTGATTACCGACGGTTGGACGGTTGGTCAAACTGGTATTTTAAAGGCAGGTGACTTTATACAATTGGGGACAGGTTCGACAACGAGACTGCATAAGGTTTTAGATGATGTTGACAGTGACGGAAGCGGGAACGCTACGTTTGATATCGCGCCTAAAATAGTAACTGCCCCCGCCGACAATGAAACAATAGTAGTTTCAAATGCTGCGGGCCTGTTCAGGTTAAAAAGGAATTCAACACCTGTCAGCATTGCGCCGCCTAATCAATTCAGTGTGACATTATCGGCGCGTGAGGTAAGATAATGTCACGTAATATAACGGCTGGTTTTAGAAGTGAAATTGTAGGCGCACATGTTCGCCCTTTCTTATTGTTTCAAGCCTTTTTTGATACAGAAACGTTGCGTTTCTGGAATGGCGTGGGTGATTTAATTTATGACAGTGATACATATACCGGCGCAGGTCATTTACTTAAGTTAAGCGACATGGACGAAACGTCAAAAGTTGAAAGTAAAGGGATCACTTTAACTCTTTCGGGGGTTCCCTCGTCATTAATAGCTATTGCCCTTGCTGAAGAGTACCAAGAAAGAAAAGTGACCGTTGACCTTGGTTTCTTTGACGCGTCCGGGGCGATCATTGTTGATCCTTTCCGGTTTTTTTCAGGAAAAGCCGACATAATGGCTATTTTAGACGGTGCGGAAAATGCTACAATATCCTTGACAGCAGAAAACGATATAATCATTTTACAGAGAATTAACGAACGAAGACGGACGGATGAGGATCAAAAATTAGAACTTTCAACAGACACTTTTTTTTCTCGTGTTCCCTCCTTGCAGAATAAAAGTATAGTTTGGAAATAAAATGGAAAAATTTGAAGATTGGCCAAGTAAATTAAATGTTTTTTTTGAAGAAAACCGATCAAGAAAATTTGAGCGCGGTGTATTTGATTGTGCGGTTTTTGCGGGTTTAGCAATTGAAGCTACAACCGGTCATAATTTTATAAAAAATTATGTAGGTAAATATAAAACAAAAAAACAAGGCTTTGAAATGTTGAAGAATGAAGGTTTAAAAACCTTGATAGATTTAGCTGAAAAATGTCTAGGTAAGGCGCTACCCTCCGTGAAAATGGCAACAAGGGGCGATATTATAGCAGTTAAGTACGAAAACGAGTTAGCACTTGCGGTTGTTGATTTGTCTGGTCGTCGGTGTGTAACCACCGGAAAAGAAGGATTGATTTTCTTCAACCCCGATAAATGGTTGAAAGCTTGGAGGGTGTAGCGTGGGAATTGAAGCAGCTATAGCCGTCGCTCTTGTTTCAGCCGGAATAGGCCCTGTAACAGCGGCGTTAATCGCGTCTGTGATAGTCAACACGGTTGTTTCGCTTACTATTGGTGCTTTGGCTTCCGCGCTTTCGCCTAAACCTAAGACGCCAAATCTTGGAGGCGGGTTTTCTGCAAAAGCGGCGGGGATCACTCAAAACATCAAGCAAGCCGTGACGGTTCGCCGGTCTATTTATGGCGAAGCGCGCGTGGGTGGTGCTTTGACATTTATTGAAACCACTTCAAGTGATAAATTTATTCACATGATACTTGTTCTCGCGGATCATGAGTGTGAAGAAATTGGTGAAATCTGGTTTAACGATATTTCAATTCCTCTCGACCACGTAGATGGAAACGGTGACGTTATTGACGGCCCGTTTTCTGGTAAAGCTAAAATCAAAAGACACCTTGGTGGGGCGGGGCAAGTTGCCGACACTGATTTAACCAGCGCCACTTCCGCGACAAGTAACGATATCGGGACAGGTATTACATATCTTTATCTTAAATTGGAGTTTGACCGCGATGTGTATCCGACCTCCGTCCCAGTGATAACAGCTTTCGTTAAAGGCAAGAAGATTGTTGATCCGCGTGACAGTGTTAAACGTTGGACGGCGAATGGTGCATTGTTTGTGCGTGATTATTTAATCGAGCCTTTAAACAGTTTGACACCCGGTGCCGGAATAGACACCGCCGACATTGACGACACATTTTTAGGGGCTTCGGCGAATGTTGCCGACGAAATGGTAACAACTTCAAGTGTTGTTCTTGTGGGTACGGGTTGGGATGATGCGACAGATATTATTTCTTTAAATAGTTTAAATGACACTTTAATCTTTCAAACTGGTGATCGTGTGCAATTGACAACCACAGGCACCTTACCTGCGGGATTTTCCCTATTAACAAACTATTATGTAATCCCTTATCAAAGAAAAACAGCGTTGCGAATAAAACTTGCAAGTTCTCTGGCAAATGCTCTGGCGGGTACGGAAATAGATTTTACCGACGACGGGGTGGGAACACACACCGTCACTAAAAACGCGGAGCCGCGATATTACGGTGGTGGAGTTATTGAAACGAATGAACAGGTGAGCGCAAATCTTAAAGATTTATTAAGCATTATCGGTGGGGACTTTATATTTGTTGGTGGCACTTGGAAAATTAAGGCGGCAAGCTATACAACTCCTGTCTACACACTCAATGAAGATCATCTTGTAAGCCCTATCTCTGTTCAGACTAAAACAAGCCGTAGAGATAGATTTAACCTGATTAAAGGGGTGTACGTAAGCCCTATCAATGACGGTGAAGCGTCCGATTATCCTCCTATCACCAACGCAACATATGTGACGAATGATAACGGAAAAGTTCTACCTGTAGATTATGACCTTCCGATGACGCAACGCCCTCATACAGCGCAACGATTGGCAAAAATCAAACTTGAAAGACATAGACAAGAACTATTTTTTGAAGCGTCTTTTAATTTGTCCGCTATGCAACTTCAACCGGGTGACACGGTTTTGATTGATAATGTTCGAATGGGTTGGGTTGCTAAACCGTTTGAAGTTGTCACGTGGTCGCTTGTCAACGAAATTCAAGATAAGGTTCCGTTATTTTTCGTAAACATGGCGCTTCAAGAAACCGCAAGCGCTATTTTTGATTGGAACAATGGTGAAGAAACAAGCGTTGATCCAGCACCAAATACAAATTTACCTAATCCTTTATTGGTGAACCCGCCTACAGGTTTATCTATTCAACCGCGTGAAATTCGAACGGCGGGCGGCGATTTAACTTATGAATTTGATATTTCTTGGACGCCGCCTGCCGATATTTTCGTCATTAATGGGGGTAAATATGATGTAGAATTTAAAAAATCGTCGGAAGCTGATTTTAGAACTTCTTATGACGCCAAGGATAGTGATACAAGCATTACGGTCAAACAGGTTGAACCCGGTGTTAATTATGACGCAAGAATTCGTTCAGTAAATCAAACCGGTGTTCGCTCAAGCTGGCAAAGTTTATTCGGTTTTGATGTATCAAGCCCTAGCGGTGCGACGATTAAAATAGATTATGGACTTATCACAGTAACGCATTCTGATAGCGTAGATTACGGACTGATCACAGTAACGCATTCTGATACTATAGATTATGGACTTATCACAGGCTTGGATTATATTTATTTATTGACTGATGATGGTAATTTCATTCAAACTGATGACAGTAAATTGTTGATTTTATAAGGGTAAAAAAAAATGGCGGAAGTTTTATTTAGTTCAATCAAAACATCAAAAGACATTGTTAACAACAATGATGCTGTTTTCATAGGCTCTATTGAAAGCGTTGCGCAATGCGGTTTACATAAAATAACACACACCCCCGCTGCGGCGAGTGGCGCAATATTGACCAGCTTAATGCGAGTTGCCGAAGCTGTTTTGACAGACGCGGAAATGACTGGCGTTAGTCATATGGTTGCGGGTTATGATTTTTTAATCATATCGGGAACTGAAAATTCATCGCAACACTTCGTACACGAATCAAAATTTAAATCGAGCAATACGGGTGCAATTGGTCTGATAGGAATGTATAAACCGGCCATTGATGATATTGACGGAACGGTTGACAATCTGGTGTTGCTGGAAATTGATATAGACCTTTCTACTATTGCCGGAACGGTTAATAATCCTTACGCTATTCGCGTCATGAATAACGATTGGACAATTCAAACAGCGGGTAAAATAATAGGCGCAACAGGCAATGAGGTAGCAACATCACAACACCCCGGCGTAGCAGTCGGGCGTTATTATTTTTCACAAAAAGCAGCGTCTTTTTCAACGGTTTCTTTAACCAGAGATTTAACGGTTTGCTCATTGCCAATAGTGGTGCCGCAACGTCACACATATACAAAAATAGGGATAAACGTCACGACAGCCGTCGCGGCAACAACTATAAGATTAGGTGTTTATAAAATGCTGGACGGTGTTCCGAGCACTTTAGTTATTGACGCCGGAACGGTTGATAGCTCAACGACGGGTGTTAAAGAAGTGACCGTCGATATCGATTTGGAGGCGGGCGCTTATTTTCTCTGCGCTCAAGCCGAAGGCGGCGCTTCCGCACCTAGCGTTAGCGGCAATGTTTTTTCAGAACCCGAAACAATAAATCTTTACGGTAATACTTCTGGTGATCCGGCATCTGGTACGGTGGAAGACTGGTTATATAAAATTAATACAGGGGTTTTGACTGCTTCTTTTGGTAGCACGTCCCGATCTAGAATAGGGGTTACGCCCGCAATTTTTATTGTCGGCTAAACATTGAAGGTTAAAAAAAATGAGTACACAAGTTCAATTACGCAGGGGCACAACGGCTGAAACGAACGTGTTTACAGGTGCAGTCGGTGAAACAACTATTGACACTGATCTGGATGAAGCTCGTGTCCATGATGGATCCCGCGCAGGCGGCTTTGCTTTACCGAATTTTTCAAGCACTCAAAAACGCCTTTATTCTTACGATGGTTCTCCGGGCGGCACATCGACAACAATTTCATGTTCTACCGTTCAGAATGCAATCGCTTTAACGGCAGGTTTAGAAGTAACCCTGAAAATGGACAGTAGCGCGGCAGGTGCTTCGACACTCACGTGGGGCGCGTTGACGACTAAAGATATTAAAAAATATGTTTCCGGCGTAAAAGTGGCTATTGAAGCCGGTGACTGGGTTGCAACTCAGGAAATCACCTTTTCATACGACGGAACGGATTATGTGGCACAATTAGGGGGTGGCGCGTCTGGTGGCCCTTTAGCGTCGGTGGTCGCGTCCGGTCAAAGCACTATAGACTTTGATAGCATATTTACAGTCGGTAATAATTATCGGTTTGAATTTACAAATCTTTTACCGAGCAATAATGCAGAATTCAGATGCCGAACCTCAAATGATGGTGGTTCTTCGTTTTTATCTGGATCAAATGATTATCGTTGGTCAGCATCTACCGTAATAGATGGGACGACAGGCGGGGCGGGCGGTTTAGATACCACCATTTCTTTAAGTGCAAACCTTTCCGTAGGTAATGTTGACACATCAACCGATCAAGAAGGCATGTCCGGTAAAATGACGGCTTTCAACCCTATTCAGTCTGGAAATAACCAACCGAAATTCACATGGCAATTAAACGTTCAAGATGATAGCGGACAACAGAATATGATTGCGGGTTGTGGTATAGTTGAAGATATGTCAAACGGTAGACAGCCGGACGGGTGCCAATTCTATTTCAGCAGTGGTACAATTGATGCCGGCACCATATCCGTTTATGAAGAAAGCATGGTATAATGAAAAAAACAAAAGCCACACGCGGTCAAGTCGGTGTTGAAAAAACGGTCAAGCTAACAACACAGCAAAAAAACATTCGATTAAAAGAAATTACCGAAGACGAAGAAAAACAGCGTTTAACAAGTTATATTAAAAAACGCAAAGAAGAGTATAAAAACACTGATTATATTGATGCGCTCATGTTAGACGCTTTGATGCGGTCAGAAGATAATGTTTTGCAACCTGAACTTGATACCGCTGTTAAGCACTGGCAAGGTGTGAAAAACCGAAATCCTAAACCCTCAACATAATAAAAAAAGGAAGTTAAAGGAATGGAAGTTTTCATCATGTGGGCCGGCGGCATTATTATAGGCGGTATTTTTACGTTAATAGGATGGGTTTTAAAAATGATTTTCACAGCTATAAAAGACCAAAGAATTAATCACAATGATCTTTCAGACAGATTGTCAGCGTATAAACTACACACCGTCGAAACGTTCGCGACCAAAGCTGATGTTGATCAAGGTTTCAATCGCGTCATGGATAAATTGGAAACTATGGATAATAAAAGCGACGCGGCTATGATTGCAATACATCTAAAGATCGACACGAAGGCTGATAAATAATGCTGTATAAATTCGGTGAAACATCCTTGAAACGACAAGAAGGTGTTCATCCTTTACTTCGTGAATGTGCGGAACGCGCTCTTTCATATGGAATTCTTGATTTAACCATTCCGCCGCTCGGTGGTATTCGCACTTTGAAAGATCAAGAAGGGCTTGTGGAAAAAGGTTTTTCGAAAACATTAAACAGCCTTCACAGAAAACAAAAAAGCGGTTTTGGTCATGCGCTTGATATCATTCCTTATCCTGTTGATTGGAATAATTTAGAAAATTTTATGTTAATGGGTTCGGTAATGTTCAGGGCAGCTAATCAATTGAACATCCCGCTTGAATGGGGCGGTCATTGGTCAAGGTTTAAAGATTATCCACACTTTCAACTTCCGAGGGGTTTATAAATGTTTAATCCATTAGCAGTATTGGGCGGTGTTGGTTCCCTTTGGAAAACCGTTTTTGGATCTAAACAAGATCGTGACACAGCCAATGCAAAAATAAACACGTCCATTCATTCACAATATGCCTCTGAATTCGGCAACAATCGCAATATATTTGATAGTGTGATTGACGGTTTAAACCGTTTTCCACGCCCAACATTTGCATTCGGTATAATTTATATCTTCGTTATGTGTTGGCGTGATCCCGATCAATTTGCAAAAGGTGCAAGCAATCTTGACTTAATACCTATGGAAATGTGGGGTATACTGTCAATCATTCTAACTTTCTATTTTGGCGATAGAGTGATCAAAGGGTGGGGCAAGCATAAAATCCGTGAACATGTAGCTAAAAATAAACAAAAACTTACTTCGGTCAACTCATTGCCCAAGCATGAACATGAACATGACGGTATCGAATGGAAAGATAAACTAAAAACGCGTTACAATTACAACGATTAAAGCATTAAACCTTGTTGTTTTTTTAATCTACGATATGTTTGCCAAGCGTTTTCCCGATTTGAACATTGTACGGTTTCAACCACTTCCGCTAATGGACTAGCCGTAGCGGAAATAACCACCTGATTTTTTCTATTGGGTTTTCTAACAAATAATAAGTTTTTTTGCTTCGTTGACATACCAACTATAATCCAATTCGTTAAAGTTAAAATCATTAATATCGTTACATAATGCTACATTATGCCCGGCTTGAATAGCTGTTACGGTGTCTTGATAAACGCTTTTGTTTTTAGTACATATACCCTCAACCCATCGATTACCGCTCTTTTCCATTGCGTCCAACCATTGCGTTTCGGTTACTCCGCCTGCTCGCTTAGGTAAACCGTGGGGGTATTTTGGCGGGGCGATCTTTTTCATGGGTTTACCAGATGTACTGATGTAGTAACGGCTTGTTTTTTGAATGGTTTCGTCACCTAAGTAAAGAATATTTGATTTAGCCACTTTAGCCCGACATATGAAATCGTAAGGGTCAGTCGTTAGCCGAATAAATTGTTCCGGATCGACACCATGAACCATTGCCGCGACAGCCGCGCGGATTGAAACGCAATTGCCTAAATCTTTATGCCATGCTGGAGGCTGCGCGGCTGAAATAGAACCCGCATAATCGGCTGGGTCAGGTGCCCAGTAGGCACCTTTCAATTTTAAATTCCCGTCCAAATCTTCGGCAATATAATTGTTCACGTCACGAACCCACATGCGTGAATAATAAGCGTCTTCAAGAACTAATTTCGTCAATTTTTCCCAATGTCTGCAATATGCGGACGCGGTTGCTTCATGATCTTTATGAATGAAATATGTTATTCCGTCGGTATTTGCTTGAATAAGCTTTAGCGTTGGGACGGTGACTAACCATTCCGCTAACATACAAAGTGAAAGTTGACCATTAACCGTGGTCGTCAACATATATTTAGGGTCATAAAACGGGGAAAACTTGCTATTGCTGTTTCCGTACACGCCGTTTGAAGCAAGCTTTAACGTGTTTGCTTCAACACATTTTTTACCTTTCTTTTCTTGCCATGCTTTGCGTTCGTCGGGAAGTTCTTTATAAACTTCGGTGAAGCGCACACCGAGGTGTTCCGGCGCAAGGTTATTTTGAATAGCTATTTGCGGATATTGTTGCGCTACGTCAATATCAACAATTTTATAAACGTCGGTTGCAATTATTACTTGACCTTTAACGCTCGCATGAATTCCGCCGGTGCCAAAACTAAATTCAATTCCGCCAACATTCGCTTTCAACCCTTTAAATACACCTTTCGTTTTCACTCCCGGCAGCGTGTCGCCGTCTTTCATGTCTTTTAATTCTTCCGCTAACAACACTTGATCTTTTAAGTATTCATGCACCCGTTGAAATTCAGGGTTTGTGAATTGAATGTAAGGAAAGATTATGTCAGCTAAAGCGACGCGCGACCGTGGCGATTGCCTGATTTGTTTCCGTCCGGTTGACCAATCGTAGCAAAGTTCTTTTCCTAATTTTGCTTCCATCATGCGCGCACCAATTTTTGTATCAGGCCAATTCATAACGTCAACGCCAAAATCTTTAATTAGTGAAATTCTAAATTCCATAGCTTCCATGCTATGATGTGCGAATGCTGCGGTACTTTTAACATCATGTATATTATAAGGGATTATCGAATTGATAATTTGAGGTTCTGTCAAAACCGTTCCAAACGGTACATCACATTCAACCACGGTAGGCGAACGCATGTTAATTTGTAACGCTTTCAAACTTGTTGATTTTGCTCTGTTGTCGAAATGATGAATTTTAGCTAAATCAATTTGAGGTGCAAAGCGGTCATCGGCCCAAATCGTTTCACCAAAGCGATCTTGGCTTTCAAATATGCTTTTGTTCTTTTCATAAATTTGCTCAACAGTAGCAGTTGGGTTCATCATTATAAAATGGATCATCAAATAATCGTATTGTATATTGAAAAAACCAATCATAGGTGTTTGCGTTTGGTTTAAATAAGTAAACCACTGTATCAATTCGCGACGATCATCACGAAAATGGCTTATCTCCCATGTAGAACGCATGTCATGATGAAGATATTGCATATCAAGCGTGAAAGCGTTCGGGAAAGCTTCAACGTCATAAACCACTGCATTTTCCAAGTTAAACATGCTTCATTCTTTCAAAAAGGTAAACAATCGACGCCCAACCCGTAAATGCGACACGGTTCTTTTAAAACCGCGCCGCATCTGGCACATGGTGGGCGGGTACTATCGCCCCGGCATAACGCCCGGAACCCCCAAGGGTGCTTGTCCAGCATTGGTTACAAAATCATAGGCAGGCGGCGGCAGTGCTTGAGCAACAGGTGCCAACGGAGCAGCAACAGGTGCCAACGGAGCAGCAACAGGTGCCAACGGAGCAGCAACAGGTGCCAACGGAGCAGCAACAGGTGCCAACGGAGCAG